CCGGTTTTTGTACTATACATAGTTCCTTAGATTTATTCAGGTTTATAAACTTTATCCCAATATGTTGTTATGCTTCCATCTTCATTGCCTCTTGCAATGACGATATCCTTGCCTGCGATATGTCTTGCACGCGCTTCCATAATCGTTCCATCTCCTCCGGACTTAAAACTAATATGCGTTTCATTATCTTTTCGATAAACGTAACCGACAGCATCGGCCATTCCGCATACAATCTTTCCAAGTTTTCCGACAAGATCGATTTCCTTGGCGTTAACTTCTTGTCCGTCTTTATCTGTGATACTATCTTTGACATGTCCAATAAGTATAAACTCATCGCAAAGATCTTTAAACATATCAATTACCTTCTTTACGGCAGTACGAAGATAACCGTATCCAGCACCACGAGCTAAGGTAGTCACATCAGTGCCTTTCCAGTTCTTACCAAGCTCTGTTTGTCGATAAAGTGTGCACGCATAAGACATGCAAATATCCTCTAGACGAGTAGCATTATCAATTGTTATATGTTTATAAAAGTTGTGTCCAACTTCCTCATTTTTTGCTCGAATAGCTTGAGCAATCTTACCGAGATCTTCTATTGTGCGGGCTTGTATAGCCATCGCATCAATAAAGGTGGAACCACCTTCAAGGTCTACAATAAGGTTGTTAGGTATCTGAGCTACACATGAGGTCTTACCTGATTTGGGTAAACCGTACAGTATCAAGTACTGTGGGTTCACCGAGGTCGCAGGAACCGGTTGTGTAGGTAGTACTAAGCTCATAATCTATACTAAATTATTTCTTAATCGTAATCTTCAGACCATCAACGTAAATCTCGCAAATAGTCTTCTTCATACTATCACTCAAGTTGGTGAAGAACAAAGGCTTACCAAACTCATAGAAGTAGTACGTGTTAAAACCAATGGTGATATAATCATCAGTGATATAGAACGGTGTACCATCAGTAAGGTAATAAATCTTATCCTTAATGAAAGGACAATCCTTACCGAGCTTGTAGTTAGCAAAGTAACTGCAAACCTTCTTATCGAGACTATCACCATACAGATCGAAATCCTTCAGGTAAATAGTATTACCAGTATTGTTCTTCTTCTCAGTCTTCAGCCAAGTATTCTTGTTGATTATATCACTAAGGATAAGGTCATCAAGCATCTTAGAATAGTCTGTAGACTTACTTTTGGGAGTGAAAAACGTAGTAGTGTTATTATTATTCTTAAGAGAAAAAGTATACTTTGTCATAATTCAGCCTTTCTTTTAAAATGTTAATACTAGTCCGATGGATATTAACATTCAAGGAGATTATTGTACATCAGGTCATTCTCGAATTCAAGGATACAAGGCTTACCAGCATCCCTGTTTTTCAAAACGTGAATATAAACCTTGTTTTGTGTAGGTAAATGATTTGGACCATATTCGTTAATGTTCAATATCTCAGGTCGATGAATGACCAGGACATAGTCGGATGCCTGGAAAATCGCATCGGACGTTGACAAATCACTACGCATAGGATAATGCGATAGTGGGTTATTAATCCTTTCTGGGGCTTCTATATTTCTGTTCATCTGAGTAAGTTGTATAACAGACGTCAGAGGCAATTTCTTGACCTGAATGAACACACGCTCAAGTTCTGCAATTGTTTCCAACTGTGAGCCTATAGGCTTAGTCAGCAAAGCATGATCGTAAAGGATCACGAAATGCTTCTTTGTACCCTTTACGTGAGTATTATAAAAGCTGTATATAATTTCTTGAGCTTGCATGGGAGTAGTAGGACTATCTACAAAATAGATAGGATACTCCTTTAGCTGATTGCATACTTTAACGATTTGTCCCATAGTGGCATCGTCAAGGCTCGTTTCCGAGCTATACAAAGTCGAAGTCGTTTTCCTGAGCTTATTAGAAAGCGTCCTTCCAACTTGCCTAAATCCAACCATCTCTAACGAGAAGTTCAATATTATTACATCCTCAGTAGGATTAAGATCTATGATATCAGTAGATAGTAAGTTAGCAAAACTTGACTTACCACTACCCGAAATACCAGCTATGGTCATAACGATATTGGGTTCAATACCTCCCATACACTGCTTATTAAATTTTGCCCATCTTGTTTTGAGAGAAATAATATTTCGCTCTTTACGACCTCTGATATAATTAATAGTCTCTTGGGCTACAATACTCATTGGTCGTACATTAGATAAGCTCGGTTCCATAAGAATTTACTGTTTTAGTTGTATCTTGCATTTCTTCCTCAATTGCTTCCCATTGTGAACGCGTTAACCAATTCCACATAGTCATCATATAACTAAGCGAACCTTCACGCATTCGTTTACTAATCTCGTAGTCGAGACACTTTATAAGGTGCTCGGCCATTGCTGCACTTCTTCCACACTTAGTGTTAAAGAAATGACGACATTTGTTCACATTAGCTCGTAGATAAGATTTACTCCCATCTGCTCGCGTAACGTACACTGGGTACATATCATAAAAGACATCAAAATATTCTTTCTTTGGCAATACAGACTGTTTAAGCTTGTCTGTAGGCTGATATGTAATTGACTCACTGCTCTCTATCGCAGTTACTAGCTCTTGAGAAACTAAGTATGATATTTCGTCTTCGCTTATAAGGCTGAGAACATTGCGGACGTCTTGATATTTTGGTTGATTCTTACCCAATATCATACTTAGGAATACTAACTGATTCATAGATAAACCTGGAAACTCGTCCAGGATTTTTGTGTTTAATTCAATAATCATACTTGCTGATCGTTAAATAAACTTAGTTGCTGTTCAGTGAAGTCTGCAACTATCTTTTTGGCTTCACTGATATAGTAACGATAGTTAATCTTTCGA